AAGGAAAAAACGATCGCTACCTATAACGGGAATAAAAAGATATGGTTTTTGAGCCGGATGAATGACATGGTAAATGCTTTGATCCCGGAAAGGAATGTTCCGATCAATGAAAGATATATCATTGAGTGGAGAAAGTACAATGATCCTGACAATAAGAAGGTGTGGAGGTAGTGTATGAAGATTAAAAAGTCGTTGCCAATGAGAGTTCTAATCGCCTGTGAGGAGTCTCAGGCCGTCTGTAATGAGATGAGAAGATTAGGGCATATCTGTTTCAGTGTAGACATTCAGGAGTGTTCTGGAGGCCATCCTGAGTGGCATATCATGGATGATGTGCTGCCGATCATTAACGGAGACTGTGAGTTCACCACTATGGACGGTAAAGTGCATAGAATCAATGGAGAGTGGGATCTTCTGATCGCTCATCCACCTTGCACATACATTTCCAATGCTGGCGCTTGTAGATTATATCCCAGGAAGGGAGAAATAGATGCAAATAGATATGAGAAAGGCATTAAGGCCAAAAGGTTTTTTATGAAATTCCTTGATGCCAAATGCAAGAGAATTGTAGTAGAAAATCCTCTTCCAAGTAGAGTATTTGATCTGCCAAAAGCATCACAGGTAATACAGCCATACGAAATGTACGGTAAAAAGAATCCGTACACTAAGAAAACGTTATTGTGGATTCGTGGTGAACTAGATTTGTTAGTGCCGGTGGAACCAGTTGATCCAATTGGGCCATATTGCCCCGCAGGAACATCCAGAAAAGATAGAAGCAAATATGGATCTGCAAAGCGTGGAGATGATAGAAAAAACAGAAGCAAGACGTTTCCTGGTATCGCAAGGGCTTTCGCAGAACAATGGGCTGGTGATGCAAGATGGTTTTGGGAGGAAATGGACATGAACGAAGAACTTTTTGTCGAGGCAGAGAAGATGTTGCTTGATGGAGAAGCATATTGCAAAAACGGATGCGATAGCTGCAAGATCAAAGAATTGGGAGGATTTTGCGCTAAAGAGAGATTGGAAGAGTGGAGAGATGCACTAAAATGACATTTTACGCACTTGTTTTATACGAAAGAGGGAAAGAAAACGGCTGGCTGAAACTGTCTGATAAAGGTTTCAGCAGCAAGGATAGAGCCGAGAAGTTCCTTGCATCAAAAGGATTTGAGAAAATAGTAGATGATGTATATGGGAATGAGAAGTTCTTCTGCCGGATAAGGGAGGTGAAGATTGAAGATGACGCAAAAGGAGAGAGTTCTGGGACACCTCAACAGCTACGGTTCAATAACGCAGTTAGAAGCAATTAGAGAGTACGGAATCATGCGTTTAGCCAGTCGGATCAAGGATTTGAAGAATGATGGGTATTCGATTAAAAAGGAGATGATAGAAAGCAAGAATAGATGGGGAGAAATAGTCGGATTTGCAAAGTATACTTTGAATAATTGACAGCGAATATGAAAGTTTGGAGGAATAAGATTGGAAATTAAAAGAAAACGGTATATCGTAATGAGAAGAAATAGAACTGAAATTTGGGCTGGGCAAGCCAGAAATTATTCATTTAGAAATATTGAAAAAATTGGAGATTGTGCAATCAAAACTTATCGAACAGAAAGTCAAGCAAAATCAAGTTGCTCTTCCTGGGAAAGAGATTTCGAGATTGTACCTGTATTTGAATCTATCATAACATTATGTGAATAGGTGATAGCGTTGTTATTTCAGATAATCAAAGACAAAAAAGTAGTATTTTGGACAGAACATAAATCCTGTATTCCATCAGATGAACAAATCAAGGATATGAAAAAGGCAGGATATAAAATCAGAATAAAAGAAGATAAGAAAAGTGTTGTTTGACATTATGCAAAATTTATTGTATAATTGGTATAACAATAATAATTCGCATGGAGGAATATGTATGACTGTAGAGCAGAAAGAGAAGTTCGGAAACCTTCTTCTTCAAAAGAGAAAAGAAAAGGGAATGAAGCAATTTGATTGCGCTAAGATGATGGGAGTTAGCGTGGTAACTTGGCGGCTTTGGGAGAGTGGAGTAACCAATCCCAGAAAGGGAAGCATGGAAAAGATCATGGAAGTGTTCGGAATTTCTGAGGAGGAGTTCTGTTGATTTATGTAGGTATCGATCCTGGGGCAAAGGGCGGTATTGCTGCAATCAATGAGAACAGTGAGATTATTGCGCTTTCGGTAATGAGCCGTGAGAGTCTTATCAATTGCGTCAAAAAAATCAAAAATGAAGCAATTGAAAAAAATGATGGACTAATTGCTTGCGTAGAAAAGGTTGGGGCTATGCCTGGGCAGGGAGTAACTTCAATGTTTACGTTTGGTAAATCGGCTGGGTTTATTGAAGGAGTCCTTGAATCCTTTGAGATTCCATATCAGCTCATACCGCCTCCTACATGGAAAAAAAGTTTCTCACTTTTGCACAAGGACAAGAATGAGTCTATACGGGTCTGCAAGCAGCTATTCCCGACTGCTAACCTTCTTCCCACCGAAAGGAGCAGAAAGGATTCTGACGGCCTTGCAGAAGCGCTTATGATGAGTTTGTACGCCAAGAGGAAATTGAAATGAGAAGAATTTATCACCATGACTCCGCAAGCCTATATTACTGTTCTCAGACGGAATATGAGATTTGCAGAAAACGAGGAGCGTCATTCTCTGCTTTGTTTTGTGCTAAAAATCCATACCATCAGTGGATGGTTGGATATGTAAAGAATTGCTCCAAAGATCATCCTGAGTATCTTGTGGCAAGAAGGCCGAAGGATAGGATGATGGCACTTAACATGGTGGATGCTCCAAAACCAGAGTTCTTTTCGGATGAAATGATTATGGAAGGAATTGATTTCATTGAAAATGAACTTGCACAAGGGCATGATGTTGTGGTAGTATGTAATCAAGGCGAAAGCAGAAGCCCAACCATGTGCTTGATGTATATGATGGTTCATGGAGATTTTGACAAGAGTAAAACGTTTGATGAAGTCTGTGATATTTACAGGGTTATGACAAACTACGAATGGAATCCTAACATGGGGATATTCAAGTATTGTCAAAATCTGTGGGAAAAATTACGAAAGGAGAATTGAAGTTGAGAAGATATACCGATAAGAGCGGCGGCGTTGTTGTCGAGAAGTATGAAAGCGGAGAGGTTCAGGATAAGTCTAAGAATATTACTGCAAGCAGCTCTATTCCTGCTCTTTCTGCTGTGGATGTGATCGATACAATGATTTCCTATCAGATTCCTACATTCACCAATGGAGGGGTCGGAGATGCAGGAACTTGTTTGATCTGCGGTGTTTCTACTGCATACAGCAACAGAAAAGTGTGCGTGAACTGCTGGAAGGAACACAAGGATTACATTTTGGATAGTCTTAAAAACGCTGTCCGAGATATTCAGATCAAGGGTTGATCCGATTTCATAAAGGGGGGCGTAATGCTCCCCTTTTTTGATATGGAGGTTATATCATGGCTAGCAATAGAGGGCTTCCAACTGTTTTGAGCGAAGCTGACGAATTTGTGCCGGATGGTTATATAGCGATTACAGAACTGTTCTCTGAGGGGAAATATGCGCTGCCAGGGTACTCTTCTGAACAGTGGTGTCTTGGTAAAAAACGAATAAAAGACATGAGAAAAAAGACGTACTTTGAAGTCAAGAAAAGGTTCGATATTGCTGGTGTTGATAGTTTCTCTGTCTTTTGGAACGGAAACTTGGATGCCATAAATGACCTTGGGATCAATGAGTTCCACAAACTTATTTGTTTCAAAGAATTATCCGGAGCCATGATCTGCTTTGAGACAGTAGAAAAGAACAAAAGCAACGATAGAAGAAGGCGGCATATATCGTTTGGCATAAAAAGAAGCATATATGAGAAATACTATAGAAACATTCGAGATGCAATACGATCTGGAACGATCCCCAAGAAAATAAGCATTGCGGATAGTAGAAAAAAATACCGTGGAGACATTCAGCGGTTTCCTACTACAAATATTTCCCTGGAAACTAACTCAGGGAAAATGGTTATGAAGCTGCCTAAGAATGAAATCTTCTCAATGTTTGAAAGATGGTGTAAGATCAAAAAGAGAAGAAGAAGTTTAGCGATTTATGACGCTTTGATGGCGTTAATGGAAAAAGATCCTGTTGATGGGCTTGGAACACTGGAAGCATACAGCAGAAGAACTGATATTGGAGACAGTGAAGTTGTATTCAAAGATGACAGCGAAGAAGTTTCCTCAATTTCGTTCAAAATACCGGATAGGATAATGTCAATCGCAAAACAAATTATTATCCGGTATAATAAAGACCCAGATAATATGCAGAAGCCCAAGCTGACGGAATCCCTATATGTTTCTCAGGCTATTGATGCTTTTAACAGAAGGGTTCCGCTTAAATATAGTGATCCAGTAGCGTTTCGAGAGTATTTAGAGATAAAAGAAGCCAAAGAGTACAATGAATCTGTAGCAAGGAGAGATAAGCTTGATTGACAAATTTTCCTTTGATATTAACGATGATGAAGTATCGCTCGATACAATCAACGGTGAAGCACCTGTTATGGAGGCTGAAATTGTATCAGATCCAGAAAAGCTAAATGAACTTTCTCTTTCCGCTCAAAAGAAGAACAAAGAAACATTGCAGAGATTGAAAAGCAAAGTGATGCTTTCTTTGGATCAGAGAAAACTCAAAGAAGCACAGAAGATAATCACCGGACTTGAAAACATTGGAGATATGTTCTCTGATGAAGAAATAATTGAGCGTGTTCGTGCGAATACTTCTACTGCTCAAGACATGAAGTTCTTAGCAGAAGCATATTCCAAATTGCTGGATAGTCAGAGAAATCTCATGCGATTGGATAGCGTAGATGGTCAGGGTACTGCTGCTAAACTCAAGTTGGCTGTTCAGTTTGAAAATGGACAGGGGAACAAGGTTCAGACTGTAATTGAGACGGAGGGTTAAAATGGCAAAAGAACAAAAAAGAGCCAAATATGTCAGAAATGCAATCGAGGCAAACAAAGAAAACAGGCAAGCGCCGAAGATTGTCAATCTGATAAAGGATGATGATTATTTTGATACCAAGGAGCCTCCCAAGGGAGAACAATTTACTGTATGCCAAACCTGCGGCCAGTTATTTGAGCAGGACTTTTACAGGGAAGGAAATAGATATAGTAGCTACAAAACTTGCCATTCTTGCAGAAGAAAAGTAGGAGTTCAAAAACAAGCGAAACTCAAAGAAATGGCTGCGGCGAAGGAAAGCGAAGTAGCGTCTGTTACCCTTCCGTTCAATCCGCATCCTTGGCAAGCGAAGGCTTTTGAAGATTTTAAGACTCACAGATTCAATTTGTGGGCCTGTGGAAACCGATGCCTGTTGGAAGGGGATTTTATTCAAGGTTGTAACAAGCCAATAGAAGAATTGGAAGAAGGGGATATGGTATATGACCAGCATGGAAATGAGCAAAAAGTGAAATATGCTGGGTTCAATTATTACTTCGGAGATGTTTATACTGTAAGAACCAGTGGATGCTTGGATACTGTATGCAATGACGAGCATAGGCTTTATGTTTGCAAGGTTCATAGGCTCACTAAAGAAGTTGTGGATGAAAGATTTGTACAAGCAAAGGATCTTGAAGCATATTGTGACTTATCAAGATCATCTCAATATAAATATTGCTTCAAAATTCCGAAAATCGACAAACAGATAGCGTGTGATTTTTGGTGGCTAGACGATGGAACCAAGCTGGTAATCACCGAAGATATGGCATGGGTTTTGGGATTGTACTGCGCCGAGGGATGTTGTATATCCAATTCTTTGAAGTGGACTATTAACGTGAATGAGCCTGAAATTGCAGAAAGAGCAGCTAGGATTCTTGAGGATGCCGGTTATCATACTAGTCAGAGAATACGCCATGATGAAGGAACGCATTGTGTACTCACATATAAGCGATCCTTGGTTAGGAAAATTGACAAAGAAATTGGACACGGCTCTCGAAACAAAAAAATACCAGAAACCATTCTATTTAATGCAAACAAAAATTTACTCATAGCCTTCTTGAAAGGATATTATGCCGGGGACGGCTATTATAGCAAAAAAGCATTTGCCATGACCGCATCTTCCTATAGTAGACAGTTAATGCTTGACGTTCAGATCGCTTGGCACAGATTAGGATATTTTGCCAGGATACAAACTTCTATCAGGAAATCCAATCAAAAAACCGAGTATGTGATTTATGTGTTAGACCCAGAAGCGAACAAGATCATTGGGGTTGACACTGGAAGGAGCACATTTAGGCAAGCCGCTATAATGAAAGATGACTGTATTTATGTTCCGATTAAATCTATTTCAAAGGAGGTTCGGGATTGTAAGATATATAATATAGAAACAGAAGATGGAACTTTCGTGCATAATAACCAAATAACAGGCAACAGTGGCAAGGACTTTTGCGCAAATATGATCGGAATTTGGTATTTTGTGCAATGCTTAAATGAAAATAGAGCCATAGAACATCCAGAAATGGCCCCTTCTGTATTATGGTGGATCATCGCCCCTACAGAGCCTATGGCAAAACAGAACTGGCGTGATCTAAAGAAGCAGTTCCCAAAGGAATGGATGGTAGCTTGCTCTGATTCTTCTATGACTATGCAAACGGTAGGTGGAGGGATTATTGAAGTCCGAAGCGCATATAATGCAGAGAGCCTTGTTGGTGTCGGATTGGATCTTGTAACCATTACTGAGGCCGCTAGAATAGGTGACCTACCTGTTGTTTGGGCGAACCTTGAAGCCCGTTTGGGATCTCCTGGAAGAGGGTTGGAGGCAGATAGAAGGGGAAGAAGTTATGGCGCTGGAAAAGCAATCATAAACTCAACTCCGATTGGAAAGAATTATTTCTATACTATGTGGAAATGGGGACAGGTTGGAAGCAGCGAATATTCATCCAACTGGATTTCATATCAACTTCCTTGGACTAGCAATCCTTCAAACGAAGAACTTGCGAGGACTATAGTTAAAACCAGGTACGGAGAAATGGAATATGAGGAAGATTTGAGAAGGCGTTTAGGAGATCGCCTTTTCAGACAAAACTATCTGGCAGACTTCCTCGCTATGGATGGAACTGTTTTCAAGGATTTTGAAGAAAAGTGTGTGCAAAATCTATTCAATATGGGGCTGAGTAAAAAAGAACAGGCACAGTACGCACAAGAGTGGATTCAGCCTGTACCGTATCATTCTTACAGGATTGGTTATGACCCTGCAACTGGATCTTCTTCGGATACTCCTGCTGTAATAGTCCGGGATATGGACACCAATCGTATTGTACAAGTTGTAAATTTGTACGGAAAGAACTATGACCAACAGTGGGATGAGATTTCTTACATTAGCAGACGATACAACTACGCTCCATGTGCGTGGCTCAGAACCGGACATACTGCCGTTGAAAATCAGTTAGCAAAACGTGGAGTGGTAGAGATACCGCTAGATGAGCAGGGAGGAAGAAAGGCAGAATACATCCAGAGCCTTGAAAGAGCGATTCAAAACGATGATCTTCACGTTTTGCTTGATGGAAGCGAGACTGTACAAACATTTGTCATGCAGATGAATGATTATACTGAGAAAAACGGTAAATATTCAAATGAGCAACAGGAGCATGATGACTTTGTTTCTGCCTGTTATGCCGTGTACCACGATTACTCTGTACAAGAGTTTAAGGTATCATATTGCGGTTTGATGGGATCAGTTAAGAGATATGCTTGACAAATGATAAAAAATACAGTATTATTCATAGTGAGAAGTAATTAAAAAAGTGCCTTAGTGCCGTTGGAATTCCAACGGCACTAATTTTTTTATTAGGTGGTGAAATTTGCTTAATGCCTATCTTTTTTGATAAGAAGTCTAAGAATCCCAATGATGAAAGACCGATTTCCACGAAGCAGATTTCCGTTATCCCCACGTCTCAACTGAATGTTTTCATAGATAACAGAAAAACAGTTGATTTACTGAGGGAAATTGTAAATGCTCCCACTAAGTTCGATGCGGTAGATGTTATCATCAATAAAACTCCGGATGGGAAAATGGCATATAATACCTACCTCAGATTGGCTAATCAGGGAATTGAGATTGAGCTGCACAATGCAAGCACAGGAAGAACCGTAAAGAAATACGACAGCGAACTGAGAGACTTCTGCAAAAATATTGGAAAGAACAATTCCTGTGGCCTGGATGGATTGCTGGATCAATTACATGGATCTGCAATTGCTAGAAGCGGAATGGCGGTAGAGGTAGTTGTTAATGAGGACGCTACCGATGTAGAGGAAGTCCTAATTATTGATCCTGCTACCATTACCGAGTTCAAGTGGATTCCCGAAAAGAAAAGATATGCTGCGTACCAATCCAGTTTGAACGCTAAGAAGGTAGACCTGTATGATGGAAATTTCTTTTGGGTTCCGCATCAGCCGAAGCCCGGAAGCCCCGCAGGAACACTTCAATTTGAACCGGCAATTGTTACGATGGCTCAGTTCTATCAGCTTGAGCAGGATGGCGCTACTGTACTGAACCGAATCGGATGGCCTCGTTATAAGTGCGAGATCAACAGAGAAGCACTCCTGGAAAGCGCCACCCCTGCACAGAGAAACACGCCAGAAGCGCAAGCGAAGCTGTTCAACGATGCTTTTAATCAAGTAGAGGATCAGATGCGCCGGATGGGAAAGGATAATGACCTTGTAACATTTGACAGCAACAAGGTCGAAGTTCTTGGAGCCGGAGTAAACGGATCTGGAATCGATATAAGAGCATGGTTTGAAGTGATGGAACCCCTGGTAGTGAACTCTTTCCAACTTACTCCTGTTCTTATGGGAAGATTGAAGTCCGGTTCTTATAGCCTTGGAACTGCTGAGTATTCGATTGTGTGTGACACGATTGATACTATGCGCAGAGCAAGCAAAAGAATCCTGGAAGAGATAATCAACCTGTGGGCTAGAGTAAGGGGATACAATGTTCGTGCTACCGTTACTCACAATCCTATCGATTGGCAGACTGAACTCGACAAACTTTCCGTTGAACTCAAGAAAATCGAGAAGGCTAGACGTTCTGAGGAATACAGATGGATTTCTCACGATGAAGCTGCTCAGATTGCTCTCGGCAATGAAAAGGCTACCGAGGAAGCGCAGGAAGGTATGTATGAGTATTTGAGCAAGAAATCTGATTCGTCTGATGGGACAACCCAGAAAAATACTTCCGAAGAAGATCCTAACACATTAGATTCTATTCGGAATATGGTAGTTGACAGAGCCTTGCACGAAATGGGGTTTGGTGATGTTTGATGAAGGATATAAAGCTAATCCTTAATGTCATTAAATCCATAAACGAGCGATTGAAGTCTCTTGAATCCATAGGGATACCAAAGGATGGAAAGACACCCATAAAGGGAGTTGATTACTTCGATGGTAAGGATGGAAGGGACGGAAAAGACGGCCTGGATGGAAAAGATGGCGCTCCTGGACGTGATGGAGTGGACGGAAAAGACTTTACGTTTGATATGTTCACTCCTGAACAGCTTTCCATGTTAAAGGGAAAGGACGGAAAGGATGGGCCTCCCGGAAAGGACGGAATCGATGGAAAACCAGGAAAAGATGGGAAACCTGGAAAAGACGGAAAAGATGGGAAGCAAGGAGTAAAAGGTAAGGACGGCAAAAACGGAAAAGACGGGAAAGACGGTAAGGATGGACGGGGAATCGATAATGTTTATATCGATGATGAAGGACACTTGATTATCGTCTTTACGGATGGAGAAAAGAAAGACGTTGGCCGTGTAGTGGGAGAGGACGGACTGAATGGATTTGGTGTCGTTGGCCCACAAGGAAAACCGGGCGTTGGGATTAAAGAAGTATCTGTTGATGAGGAAGGGCATCTTCTTGTAACCCTTACAGATGGACGGGTTATTGATGCTGGATTTATCGGTGGAGGTGGAACTGGAACCGGTAATGTTTCCTCGGAAACGATAACGAATATTTGGTGTGGATCTCAGAAAGATTATGATTCATTGCCAAGTTATTCGGAAACGACGCTTTACTTTATTGAGGGATAAAAATGATTAAGAGATTTGTCAATTTGGTTTCAAGCATCTTCGTCGGCAAGCAGGGAATAAAAACTGTTTACAGAGGAAATAAGAAAATCTATGAAAGACCGGGAGGGTATTTCTATATCACTCTCGAAAAATAAAAGAGGTGAAGTCATTTGGCATCGTATTTTAACCTTACCCTGGATACGTTAGCCCCAAGTGGTCTAAGTGTTTTAATCAACAATGGCGCTCAATACACATCACAGCAAGAAGTAACCCTTACGATTTCTCTCGATGATCCCGAAACCTCGAATTATCAGATGAAAATTTGGGGAATCGATGGTGTTGACGCAGAAGAGGAAGCGTCTTGGGAGACGTTCTCTAAGACGAAAACCGTTAACGTCGCATCCGGCGACGGACTTAAAACCATCTATGTTAAAGTCCGTGATGATGTATGGAACGAATCTTCTGCTGCAAGCGATACTATTACCCTGAATACCGCTGTTCCCGTTGTCACTATTACCGGCCCAGATGTAGCCAAGATCAGTAAGGTCGCACAGAAGAATGTATCTTCTTTTACATTCCGTTGCGATGTAAAGATCGTCGAGTGGAAGGTTATGGTAGTGAAATCCAACAGTGCGCTTGAGAACACTGGAACCAATAAGCAGATTCCTACCGATGGCGGTTCTACTAACATGACTGGAAGCACTCCTACGGAAGCCGAGACTCCTGTATCCTGTACTATTTACGGTGCGGATCTTGAATCTGCAAGTTCTGGTGATGGTGTTAAGATCGTTAAGGTGTTTGCCAAGAGTGAGTCTGGTGTCTGGTCTGTAGCCTAATAGGAGTTGGTGATTATGCCATTGATACCAGTTGTAACGCTGGGAGAACCTACCACCGAAACTATTTCTGACGAAAACGGATTCAGACAATGCACCTGCGATTTTACAGCAGACATGGATTTGTACAGATGGGAGGCCAGAGCCTCTTTGGGTGAATCTGAGCCTCCCAGAGGGGTTGGAACTCTTGTAGAGCAAGGTAATATGCTTCTAGCCGGAGATAGAGCGGTAATAGAAGTAAATGATCTTGAACTCAAAGATGGAGATGGAGAATACACAATTTCAGTATACGTTCAGGCGATGAACGGATATTGGAGTGATGGTACATACGAAAGAATCAAGAATGGCATGAACTACAACTCAAAGAAAAGGTTCAATTCCATTCTTCGATACAATGGTTATCCTGGGCCTATCGTAAAAAGAGCTGTATTCTTCAAATTCAACTCTGGAAAGAGATTCAACGAATCTCATAAATTCAATACAAAGGAGCGATGAAGTAGTGCTTAAACCGTTGAATAAATACATCTCTATAAACGATGCGGTGAAAAACGAATCGGGAGAGATCTACATTTATGGAGACATTACTGATACTGCTTGGTGGGATGAAGAAGTGTCTCCCAAGAAAATCAAGAAGGCTCTCGATAATCTTGGTTCTGTAAAGAATCTGGACATTCACATCAACAGTTACGGCGGTTCCTGTATCGCTGGTAATGCTATCATTTCTATCCTGGATACATACCGAACCAAGAACAACACAAAGATTAACGTGTATGTAGAGGGAATTGCAGCCAGTATGGGAAGCGGAATTGCATCTTGTGGTGATACCGTGTATATGGCAGACAATGCTCTGTATATGATCCACAAGCCTTGGTCGCTTGCTATCGGAAACGCTGATGAACTTCAAAAGAGCATTGAACTCCTCGATAAGGTTGAGGATACTCTGGTTCGCAACTACATGAGAAAGTTCAATGGTACTGAGGATGAACTTCGCCAGATGATGGCAGATGAGGTATGGATGACCGCAGATGAAGCCAAGGAATATGGATTCGTGGATGAAATCGTTAATGGTGTCCAAGTAGCTGCCAGTGCGAAGGGTATCAAAATTGGCAACCAAGTTTTCGAGAACAAGGTTGCTGATATGATTAAGAATAAATACCCCAATATCAAAATTAAGGAGGAGGAAAAGAAGTTGACCTATGACGAGAAACTGATGGACTACGGGATTGACGAAGAGCACTTCGGAACTTTGGCTGTAGACAGCGAAAAGATTCTGGAAATCGTGGATCTCGTGAAGGATTCCATCAAGCCTGAACCTGTTGAGGAGTTTATCGGAAAGGATAAGGCTCTTGAGTTTCTTGGCTGCGAGGATATTACCGCAGAGGAAGTCCTTGATTATGCCAAGGCCGGAATGAATCCTGAACCTCCCAATACCGAGGATTCTGAAAAGGTGAAGGCTTACGACAAGATTATGTCTAAGGCGAAGGAGAACGCTATTGCAAGTGCTATTCGTGCAAAGGGCGACTCCTACAACGAAGGGAAAATCAAGAAGATTCTCGATGTTCTGACCTACGATGAAATTCTGGAACAGGACATGGAGTGGCAGGAGGAAGCCAAGATGGCACTCAATGCCGGTAAGAGAGTTTCCCAGGCGCAGAGCCTTGTAGAAAATGCACCCGAAACCAAACTTGAAGATTATAAGTTTTAAGAAAGTGAGGAATTAAGAAATGGCAAAAGATTTGATTTTCAGTGGCATCAGAGATCATGGAACCTTCAAGTTGAACGCAACCACCGCTTCCGCTATCCAAGCAGATCCCATGCAGATCGTGAACAAGGTAGTCACTATCACTGGTAACTACGAGGTTGGTTACGGTTCTGATGCGGATGAGCCGTTTGGTGTTGTAAGTGCTGTTGAAAAGGTCAGCGCCAACAGTACGGAGATGGTTGTTACCGTCAACTGGGGGCAGGTATTCGAGGATATTCCTTGTGCTGGAACCGAGCACGCTGGTGAGTTTCTTGCCTGTAATGGCAATGGTGGACTCAAGACTTCCGTTGAGGCAACCAACTGTATCGCTCTTGGAGTAGAGACGGGCGGCACTAACACTTGTACTATCAGAATTTAATTGAGAGAGTGAGGTATAAGAAATGTCTAAGATTGTTGTAAACAACAGAGTTCTTGACAACTATCGGAAGGGAATGAGTCTGAATGATTCTATCCGTGAAGTTTTCGACGGCGACATCAAGAACAGAATTGAAGAGAATCCTGCCCTCAAAGATTTTTCCCCCCTGAATCTGGTCATGCTGGATGCCGGTATCACCAAGTACAGCACCGTTGGTGATATTATGGATACCGCCATGTACACTTCCGGTGGCATGGAGTCCAACGAATGGCTGTTCCCCGCGTGGCTGGAAACCAACATCAGAGAGGCTACCTATGCGCAGGATATTATTTCCTACATCTGCAATACTACCATCGGCGTAGACAGCAACATCGTAAAGAGCGCTACTCTGGATCTGCTGTCTGATGAGAATAAGCGGGCTATCAAGAGAGCTAGAGTGTCCGAGGGCGCTGACCTGCCTACCGGTAAGATCAAGATTGGCGAGAAGGCCATTTCCCTGTGGAAGCATGGTCGTGCCATTGAGATGACCTATGAGGCTATCCGTCGTATTCGGATTGATCTGTTCACCAAGCACATGAACGCCATCATTTCCGACATTTGCTTCCAGAACCTTGAGGACGCTGTTGATGTTCTGGTTAACGGCGACGGCAACAAAAATGCCTCTACCGCACTCGGTACTATTGCCGCGCCTGGAACTGTCACCGCTGCTGATCTGGTCGGCTTTATGATCGACTATTGGTTCAAGAACCATTACGTCGCTGATACTCTGACCATGGCTCCCAAGTACTTCAAGCAGATTGCCGGTATGACCTTTGATCCCACTCTGGCTTCCGGCGCTTCCATGAAGCTGACCTTCAACTTCCCGCAGATTGGCGCTCAGAACGTCAACATTCTGTGTGCTGATGTTCCTCAGATCGGCAGCAAGGATGTAATCCTTGTTTCCAGCCGCAACAACAGCCTGATTCGGTACGAGGAGAACGGTTCCAACATTCAGGAGAACCAGAACTTCGCCCGTAACCAGACCAGACTGATGACCATGTCCGAGAACAGCGGTTATGCTATTGGTACTGTTGGTTCCAATATGCACATTGTTGTATCTGCCTAACTCAACTCACACAAAAAGCCCACCATTAGGTGGGCTTTTTTATTTGACAGAATGTATTTAATTTGGTATAATTTTTGTGTCAAAAAGTGCCTATGTGCCGCTCCTTACATTGGGGGCGGTATTTTTTATACAGGAGAGTGATTATATGGATAACCCGATCACAAGACAAGAGTTTAGAGAGGAATCTGACAAGATTTATAGTAAACTCAATAAGCATGATCGCCAGATCACTGTCCTTGAAACCCTTGTAGAAAACTTCAAGGGGCTTCCTTCTGCTATTGCAAAGTTGGAGCAGACCATGGCTCTCATGGGACAAAATCTGGAAAGCCTTAATAAGAATGTGGATAAGATTATCCAGACAGAGGAAGAAAGAAAGTCTGAGCAGGACGAAAATGACAGAAAGCAAGAAAAAATGCTTGATGAAATCAACGAGAAATCTAAGGTTGATATTCTGTTGATGCTTAAAAATAATTGGTGGAAAATTATTGTCGTTGCAGCAGCGATTGTTATTGTACTTCAAGATAAAATTGTGCTATAATGGTGATGCAATATGTTGAACACCCTTCTTAAAGAATTTCATAACTTTGAAAAGGAAGTAGCCAACGTTTTATTGCAAATGGACGATTTAAGATTGAAGATACGGGAGGCTTATGGAATGGAAAACATTGATGAGATGAAAATTGCGGAGATCCCTTTTGCGGCCTATGAGATGCAGCTTGAAAGACACCTTCAAGAGAAGAAGGAAATGGAAGAGCGGCATTTGAAGGAAAAGGAGCAGATCCACGACAGGCACGAGAGAGAAAAAGAGCGAATCAGAAAGCATTACAAGAACATTATCATGTGGATCTCGATTCCATTCATCGTGTTCCTGATCGGTGTGTTTGGAAGTGTTGTTTGGTTCTTTAGAGAATATGAATTCGCTTCTTATGCACAAGATGGAGATGGTTTGAATAATATTGTCAACGAATCTACACAAGGTGATGTGACTTATGAGCCAAATTTTGAAGATTTGGAGAGCCAAAGATAGGGATAAAAATAAACCTAAAGGAATATGGATTAACAAAAGAAGCATAGGTACGATGTATGTAAACGGAGTTCCTTATACTTTCAATCCAGAACTCGTTGCAAATTCTTATCTGGAAATGGAAGAAAAAATCGAAGAATATTATCGCAGACGTTCCAAGAAAAAGGTAATCTACATCAGACGCAAGTAGGTGATGGCTGTTGACTGAAAAAGAATTGATGAAAGTCGGTACTTCCGAAAAGTTTCAGAAAATCTTCAATAGCCTTCAACTTACTGATCGTCAGAAGGAAATCTTTCTCTTGAAATACGGAAGAGGCATGGTGAACGCTGATATTTCTGCGCACATCGGTTATTGCAGGAAAACAGTATCAGACGAAATTTCTATCATTCGTGAGAAAATGGGTCAATTAAAAATAGATTTTGATTGACAAGAAAACTCTTTTTGATGTATAATGACCTCGATCTCATTTTTCATCCTTTCAAATCAATTTCCCTACACCTCCCGATGCCTCCATCGTGAAACGGCCACCCTCAATCTCCGGGGTGGCCGTTTTCATTTATGTATATATTTAATGTACGATATTTACATTTACTTATATGTGGTGTATAATGAAATGAGCAAATAATGACGAAACGAAAATTGTTCAGAAAGCGAATGAGGTGATTTAATGACAGATTACTTCAAATACAAAAAGATAATAACTTGCAAAGATACTGGGGAGGTTTGTGTAGGGTACAGGAAATATCTAGAATCAAAACATTGGATGCTTTTAAGAAAATTATTAGTTAAGAAAGATTCTCGTTGCGCAATTTGTAACGAGATCACGAACAACCTTCAACTTCATCACCTTTCCTATGAAAGGATCGGATTCGAGAAAGAGATGGATTTGCTGATCCTGTGCGATTCTTGTCACAAACTTGTGCATGAAAATGGTCTAAAAAAGATTCCTAAATCAGCAATTCAAAATTCAGAAACTAAAAGAAAGCGCTTCAAAAGAGTGTGCGAGAATTGCAGGTCTTTTTCCGTAATAAAATACTGCGGGAAAATGAGGCCATATTGCCGTTATCATTCCAAGTCGACGGAGAGAAAGCGAAATGGATGCCCTAAATTTTATTCAAAGAGGAGGTAATGAATCCATGGAAAAGATGACTAGCTTTAATATCAAAATGCCTTTGAGTATTAAAAAATATTTAAAGATTACAACTGCTTGTGATGGGATAACGATGACTGAGTATATATTAGAACTCATTAAAAAGGATAAGGTTGAAAGAGAATCGCAGGAAAACGATCATTCGAATATATAATATAAAAATTGTTTTTGATATATAGTGTATGCAACAAACAGAAAGTGGTGATTGCTTTGAAAGAACAAGACAAGAACATGAGAAGAATGAACGTAGTAGTAACTGCGCAGACTAAGTACAATCTTTTCAGGCTTGCCGATATGTGCGGTTATAAAAACCCAGGAAAAGTAATCGATAAACTTGTGCGAGAAAAATGCTGGATCTGAAATCCTATAGAACCTAATACTCAAAAAACTCTCATTTTACGCCTGTGGACTTCCCACAGGCGTTTTTATTTTGCAATAAAATATAAGTAAAGAAATATGTAGGCAGAGGGTGATTTCGTGAGCGAAGAATACCTCATTGTCAGAATAGCTAGTTGCTATATGTGTAGCCCCGAACTCGCAAGGAAAATGCTTGAAAGCGCCAGAAGGAACCACTCCGAAAAGGAACTTGAAAAAATTGTAGATCAAAAAGAGAAAGAGGCGTATCGATATGCAGATTAGCACTGAGAAGAGATCCGCAAAAAAGAGCATGATTGATGTTCTTGTTGAAATCGGATATTCCAAGGAAAAGGCCACGAACCTTTACAACAAATATCACCGCTGGGGAAAACTTGAAACATTGCAGGATTTTATTGACAGCAAAACAATTTCCAGTCGAGAGCAGAGATAAGAATATCGAGAGGTGATTTGAATGGCTTGGAACAACTATGGGAACCCCTATATGCCGAACCTGATGCCGTACAACCCTGGAATGAGCTACATGGATAGAGTAAACCAGTTTTCTCAAATGAATCCGGCTCAGATTCAAGGTCAGCAGATGAATACTCAGATACCGATGCAACAGCCTTCTAACGGCCTTATTCGTGTAACTGGTATAGACGGAGCCAAGGCTTACCAAATGCCTCCCAACAGCGTCACAGCCCTGTTTGATGACACGAGAGATGTGTTCTATGTGAAAAGCACTGATGGTGCTGGATTTCCTACAATCAAGGCTTTTTCGTTCTCCGCATTTCAGGAAAATGTAGTTCCTGTACCAAATGCAAATGATTTTGTCACCAGACAAGAATTTGAAGAACTGAAAGGAATGATTCGCAATGCCGAGCAGTTTATTCCCGAACAGCCAATCTCAAAACAACCAGCCTCCAATGCAAAACGGGGAAATGATAAGAAATCCGATGCAACTGATGCAGTCGTTTAATCAGTTTATGAAGGAAATGGAAGGCAAAAACCCGGAGCAAATGGTACATGATTTGGTTGAGTCCGGGAAAATGACGAAAGAACAGTATCAGGCTTTATCCAGACAGGCCGGACAATTTGTTCAGATGGCTAGAATGTTTGGTATCAAGTGACTTCAATAAGGTTGTGCGCAGACCTTGTTTGAGTAAAAAAATATGAAAGAAGGTTTTCTCATGGATGGTATGACTCCTGCTGACATCAGAGCGATTACTGATCGTGATGGCTATGGTTGTTATGGCGATGGAATGTTCGGTGGCAATGGCCTGTGGTTCCTGGCTTTGCTGTTCCTGTTTGGCAACGGCGGCTTTGGTAATTGGGGTGGCCGTGGCGCTCCTGTAACTGAAGCTGAACTTTGCTCTAGTCAGTCTTTTTCCGAACTCAAGAATCAGGTTGGCCGCCTGAACGATCAGCAGGCCGCTATTGCTCGTCAGACCGATAACGCCATTTGCCAGATCGGCTACCAGAATCTCCAGAACACTAGCACTCTTGCTTCTCAGCTGGCTGCTTGTTGCTGCGATACTGCACGCAATATTGATTCGGTGAAGTTTGACATGGCGAACTATGCCGCTGCTACCAATGCTCATGTGAGTGAGCAGACCCAGAAGGTTCTGGATGCTATTACCGGCAATCGTATGGCTGATATGCAGAACCAGATCAACCAGCTCCAGCTCCAGGCCGCTCTGTGCGGTATCCCTCGCACCAACCCTTATGGGTATGGTATTTATGCTTATCCCGCCTGTAGTGGTGTAAACTACGGCTGCAATACTTGCAGCAACATTTAAGGCTTCTCTTAGCCGGGCATTATCGGGAGGCTCCGGTGGGCCTCCCATTTATTTTGAAAGGAGTTTTTTAATATGAGTGCTGGATTTATGTATTCTGTTAATACCGCAACTCAGGCTATCGCTGTTGGTGGTACTATCAACGTTGGTAGCTCTGTTCGCAGATGCGGATGTGTAAAAGATACTGCTACTCCGTTTGCTAATGCAAATGGAACTACGACTGTCCTGTCTAGTTGCGGACGTTGCCCTGCATATTTTGATATAAATGCGTCTATTGTAGTTACTCCTACTGATCCTGGTACTGTGACTATAACTGCATTTCAGGATGGTGTAGCGATTCCTGGTGCGGTAGCTACCGCTACTGTTGCTGCTGCCGCTACTACCGTGACTCTTCCACTGACTTTTGGAGTTAGACTGAATACGGGTGTCACTAGTTCCAATATCACTTATGTTCTGACTGGAGCCGCGTCTAGTATTACTAATGTTGCCCAGACCGTCATTAAGGTGTAATGGATAACAATAATCTAAAAAGTTTGGATATTTTGTCTATAGCATCATTTTTGTTGGGTTATGAAAATCTAATGGAAAACAGAGAGCAGTCTAGGCAGAACAATGTCCAATCTGCCAATGATAAACAGGCCAAATATATCTTGGAAGAAATTCAAAGGCAATTCGACGAGCAGAACAAAAAGATAAATAGGATCTTGGAGATCCTAGAAAAGGAGAAATAGCTATGACTGCGGCAGAGATTTTCTCGAAAGTAAATTCCCACCAAGTAACTGGTGTAATGTTCCACGATGATCTTATCAATTATTTTGATTTTTTATCGTTGGATGGATTTAAGATGATTCATGTATATCAGTATTTCTCTGAAAATGCTGAGATGCAGAAGTTGGCTAGTTACTTTATGAACCATTTCAACACGTTTATACCTGTATCTGAGATCAAGGATTATCCGGTAATACCAGATAATTGGAGATCCCATACTAGGTTTGATGTGGACGAAAAAACCAAGTCTAATGGAGTGAAGAACGCCATACAGGCTTGGAGAAAGTGGGAAGTGGAATCGAAGTCTTTGTACGAAAAATCGTATGCGGACTTGATTTCTCTTGGGGAAATTTCTGCCGCTCAAGCTATCCTTGAAAGCGTAAAAGATGTGGACGGCGAATTGTCCAGGATCGATGCTTTGCAGATCAAATTGAACAGTATTTCTTATGATATGGTTGCGATTTATGATATGCAGGAATCGATATTGGAAACCTACAAACCGATGGTGGAAAACATCGGAAAACAAATTCTTGGAGAGGGTGAGTAATATGCTTATCATCAAAGACCTTGAAATGTTCATGGATAAGAAGATCCGTATGGCAAAAAAAGAGATCGAGTTTGCTATCAAGCACAAGGAAGATGATCTTGCTATTGCAAAGCTGTTTTATGATCTTTCTGTGTCAGATCTTCAAGACATGAACGATATGCACGCTCCCATTGTAAGCAAAATCCAGGCTTACAGAAAAGAGCATGGTGAACCTCCTGCGGCGATGATGGCTGTTTACGATTGGCAACATGAGAAGCAGATGAGTGATGTTGCAGAGATCAAAGTCATGCAAACTATGCTCATGGGGAAATAATAACCACGGGGTTATCTTAGTGATAACCTCGTAGTTTTTTGCATATATATTCATATACACTTGACAAAATCGGCAAAAACATATATTATAAAAGAGAAAAGGTGGTGATTTGGATGCCCCGTGAGGATTGGTCTTACAAGAATATAGAAAATTTCTATGATCGAGTGAGAATGGCTCTTGGAGACGCATCTGAGATCACTCTTCCTGACGAATACATTGACTATCCTGAGAAGGCCCCATTTGCAGAACAAACCCTCAAAATCAGAGTCCCCGGTTGGGCAGATCTGGATGAAGCCAGATTTAAGATTTTTGAGAGTGCGGTTGTTTATCAAACCGCATCTATGTTTGAAAGCATAATCTCCAACAAATTTGTCAAGAAACAGCAGATTCCGACAATTACTCTTGAATACGGTTCATCTTATCGAAACGATATTGATGGAATGAGCCTCAAGAATATCGTTGATTATCTTGTTTCTCAACTGCTTGGTGAAGAAGTTGGATCTGGCTATTTTGGGTTCAGAGTGACTAGAGGTGGTTGTTCTAAATGGTAGAAAAGTACTCTAGGTTTTTTTGTCAGGAATGTGGGAAATGGCTTGGGGTATCCAGAGAAGACGCATCTATAAGCAACATCTTCCCTTACTGTTCGAGATGCAAAAAAGCTGTTCCAATTTCAAAGTGCTTTTTCAGAGAACAACAGAAAGAAAGTGCCAAGTGCCGACAGAAGTAATTCTTCGGCACTTATTTTTTTGTTTATATAGGAGGTGAATTGAATGATTTCTACGATTGATGGGAGTGCTTTCTATGAAACTATCGTTAGGATGGGAGAGAAAGTAACGTTCCTTACAGATCCAGAAATCGTTCAATATGCTTCTATTACACCTCACAGAACCACAAACACCACAGATGGCGCTTATTGGTATACAGGCGCTATGACTTTTGATGGAGTAGAACAGCAAAATTCTCTTCTTGGAGAATATTTTATCCGACAGACAAACAGCCAGCCTAAGAATATCCTTACTGCTGTAATGCCGGAAAATACTACTCCTAAGATGGCTACCGTTTATTCTGTTGAGTGCAACGAGACGATAGACATTATTTCTCATTATGAAGATACCGGAGAAGTAAACAAATATGGCGAAAAAATAATGGCTCCTGTTTTTCTAGCAGAAGGTGTCGATGTGTACATGACAATGGTTCTGCTTGAGAATAAGAACACAGTAGCTGGTGGACTTGTTGAAACTGTAACGAATCTCATTATTCCCGCAAGATTTACTATATCTTACGAAAACACAATATTGAAGAAGTCGTTCGTTTTTGACAACGTAGAGAAAAAGAACAAAATTGCGGAAATCAAGTATCGTGTTCAGAGCATTGATACAAGCATGATGGACATTATCGATGATAAACCCGTGGGAATTCTTAAATGTCTGTTGACGGAGGATACACGATAATGCTGACACTCAGATTCAATGCAGAAGCGTTTTTCAATGATTACATAGAGTTCTTGGTAGATGCTGCTAATGAATGTATGGAAAGATTCCTGTCCGATGCAAGGATTGGACTTGGAACCAGAGATCAGGAAGTAGAAGCTGCCAAGGTCACAGCAGAAAAAATCATAACATCCAAGTGTGTGTTTTACGCCCAATCCATATTGAAAAGTTATGGTACAGGCAAGAAGATGGACACATCAAATGAAGCGCTGACTGAATATATGCAAAGTAGATTCTGGAATCCTCTCAGAAAATCTTCTGCTATTGCTGGTCGACCCAAAGGACGATACGAAAATATATTCGGAGAGATGGTTGAATCGTCTGGCGCTCTGGCTGGTGTGGATGATATATCTGGTATAATGAAGAAAACCTATGGATTGGATATTGAAAAGAAACCCACATATTCCATTCAAAACGCAGAAAAGAAATTGAAGCAAGTCGGTGGATATGTGGATCGTATCATATCCAATTACACAGATGATTTCATCTCTACCATGAACCCTTCAAAGTACTTCTATAACGAGGAGGTGTAGGTTTGATTACTCCAAACGAGGATAAACAGGCGATCAAGGCAATCCTTGATACAGACCCGTATATCCAAGAAGCTGAATTTCTACCAGAAAACATCAAGACCACTCGTTATGGAAACGATACGCTGAATAATAACAGCGCTCCCTTCCAGATATTCATTTATATGGGAACACCAGAAAATCCCCGAAATGATATTCAAAAGGGAAGCGTATACAACATTACCGCTGTTGGACAAAGGCCACGCTCCGCTACTATAGATTCTGTTGTATCGCAGATCATTGCACTTCTTACGGAAGTGGATATTGGACGAGGACACATTTTATATCTGTTAGATCCTCCGCTTGAACTTGAGAGCGATCCGGGTATATATGTGGTTGAAACAACCTTCATCTGCTATCCGACAATCTACAATAGAGTAAAACAGTGACCATGCGGGTTCCCGCAAATATGATATATTAGGAGGAAAACAATATGGCTACTACCAATGTCCGTAATGACCTTATTCCGTTGAAGTCTGGTATTGTAAGACTGATTCCCCTGGATGCGAATGGCGATCCTATCTACAAGGCTGCTATCACTACCCAGAGAAACTTCCTGACTTCTACTCAGGTGACTACCACCAGAGCGTCCGAAACTCTTCCCAACGGCAATGGTTCCGACAAGGACTATCCCACCGATGAGAAGTTCAATCTGGCTCTGGTAACTCAGATCTACGATCCCAAGTTCCACAATACCCTGGCGGGAAGCGTAACTGCCGGAGCGGTTCTTCCTATCCTCTACGATACTACCATTACCGTCACTAAAAATGCGTCTGCGTATGAAGTGGATCTGACTGAGAAGGAGCCTGCTGCTTCTCCCGACGGAAAGTATTACTTCGAGATCCGTGATTCCTATGGTAATCTGCTTGAGCAAGTAGATACTACCGTTGCGGAAGGAAAGTTTAAGTATGATTCCGATACCAAGAAGCTGTCCTTCGATGCCAGTGCTGAAAACAAGAGCTATTCCTGCGTCTACTATGTTGCCGCAACTGGTGGTGAGGCTTATGAATCCAACCCGATTCTGTCTAACCCTCAGTTTATGATCGAGGTATACGGAGAGATGCAGAGCGCCAACTACGGTGGAACTGTTCTTCTGCATGAGCGTATGCTTCGGGCCACTGTTTCCGGCGACCTTCCCAACGTAACTTCTCAGAAGTCCATTTCCGCTCCCATCACCTATAACTTCGCTTCGGCTCCTGTGCCACAGGGTAAGTCGGCGTTCTATCAGGCTTTTGTGCCTCAAGCGCAGTAATCAAAGATAAGGGGATATAAACATGAGCAACGAAATCAACAAGGAATCCGACCGGCAGAATATGCTTGAGCGTGGCGAATTTGTAGCCAATGGTTACAAGTTTGTAGTCAAGCCGATCTGTCTGGGAGAGGAAGATGAATACCTGGAAGATGTTCCGTATGTTTTATATCCTCAAATGAAAGAAGGAAAAGACCCTACTGATAAGGATTTGAGCCGATATGCAATTGCGCTCTTCCGAAATCCAAGTGGTGGTGACGATGAAAAGTCGCTGGGGTTCATTGAAAGAATTAAACTTTGGTTCCACAAGAAATTTTCTAGGGACTATAAGTACTATTCTGACAACCCCAGCGTACTTGGACTCGTTAAGTGGATCGAGAAAAAAGTATATTACAACGGAAAACATATCCGCTTTTACGACTTGGAACGGAAGTATGGTTTGAACAAAACCGAAATCGTAAAGCTATTTGGTTTCTTTCAGGATATGTCGGGTTTTTGAAGGCGGAACAGGACGGCTCTGATAGAAGCGACTGTTCCGCTTCTTCTTTATCATTAGAGGAATTATTCTCTGTTCTCATGTATTATGGTCACATGAGTAAAGCGGAGATACTATCCAGCAGCAGAAGGTTTCTTATCGCAATCTATCAAAGCTATGTGCGTAGAGCCTGTGAGAATCTTGGAATATCTCCTGATGGTGATTCCAAGTCCCAAAATTCTGACGGCACAATGTTGAGCGAGAGTGATTATCCTTCTGAGTTTGTCTCTTTTAGTCAGGCCGAAAGAGAGAAATATTTAAGCGAGTGCAATGAGAGTTCCGAGGACTTTATGAGCAAATTCCCTAAAGTAAAATGGTAAGGGGTGATTCTAAATGGCCGATAACAAGTCTGGTGCGCAACATATTACTAGGCTTGATTTTGATATAAGTGGTATCCTTCAAACCTTACAAGAGGTTGATGCACAGACTAGGAAGTATGGAATAGAAATCGGCAAGAATTGGGCTGCCAGTGTAAAGGAAGGGATGGATTCTGTTAATCTTTCCAATGTGAAGCCTCCTTCCATCATAGATGAAAACCAATTAAAATCCGCAAAGTCTCAACTTGATAAGGTAGCTGAATCTTATAGTAAACTTGCCAAAACTGTAATGACTTACGATGCAGACAACAACTTGCTTCGTGGGTCTATTACTTATGACGATTCCGCTGGAAAGAAGATTGTAGAGCAGTATCAAATGATAGATAAAGAGTGGAAAAAAATCACGTCCACTCAAACCAATGATTATCAAAAACAAGAGAAACAGGTACAGCAGGTAGTATCTCAGATCGATAGAATGATAGAAAAGCAGAAGCAGTTTAATTCGACTGTTTCCAAGCAAAAGACTTCTTCTGTCAACCGATCTATCATTTCTGAAAATAATTCCTACATTTCCAGTCTGGAAAAACTCAATGAAGAGATAAAGCGGACCGGATACGTTACCAAGGAACAAAGGGATCAAATCGATAAATACAACAGCCAGATTAAGGAACTATCTGGATATTACGAAGAAGCTGGAACAAAAGGGCAATCTTTTATTCAGAAAACCTTTGACAAGGCAAAATGGTTAGCTGCGTTTTATGTTGTCAATGAACTAAAAAATGGGTTCTTGGCTACCATAGATATTATCAAAAGCACTGAGGATGCTGTAGTTGACCTGCAACGTGTTCTGAATGATAATAGTATCAGTCAGAATAGAATGTCTGATGAACTGTATGAAATTGCAGATCAATATGGTAGAACATTTGATGAGGTTGCAGAGGTAAGCACTAAGTTTGCTCAAGCCGGTTATAGTTGGACTGAAACGGTAGAACTTACCAAGAACACTATGCTGGCCCTGAATACCGCAGAACTGGATGTAACGCAATCTACCGAAGGCTTGATTGCTATTATGAGCCAGTGGAATCTTGAGGCAGAGGATTATGCTTCTGTTATTGACAAGATCAATATTACTGCGGACAACTTTGCTATCAATTCTGAAAACATTGTTGCGGCCTTGCAACGTGCTTCTTCTAGTGCCAAAAACGCTGGTATAACCCTTGAGGAAACTATCGGCATTATTACCGCTCTTGGCGAAGCTACCGGAAGAAGTGGCGAAAATATTGGTACTGCCCTTAACTCTTTGATTATATACACATCCAAGTCTGGTGCTTTGGAGACATTTGCACAGGTAGGAAGCGACGCTATGAAAAAGGTTGTTGCCGACTACCAAAAGGGAGCTGTATCGATCTATGACGTTTGGGTTCAACTTTCCAAGGAACTATCCAATCTGACTGCACAACAGCAAGCGGCACTTTTCCAGAGCGATGAATACGCTGCGTTTGCTGACGAATTGGAAGCCCAAGCTACAGAGTTTACTTCTCAGATCAAAGATGTGTATGGAGCTGCTGGTACATACCGTCAGAACTATTTTATTGCTCTTCTTAACGATCTCAGCACAGCAGAAGATGCAATCAAGGGCATGGCAGATGCAGAGGGATACTCCATTGCAGAAAATGAGAGGTACATGGAAACCCTTACCGCAAACTGGAACCAGTTGAAAAATGCCCTGGCTGAGTTGGCTGTACAGCTTGGCGAAGCAGGTTTGATGGACTTCTTAAAGGGTACCGTTGAACTCGGAACCGGACTTGCGAAAACCACAAAATCCCTTGGTGGTATATTGCCATTACTTACTGCAATCGGTGGAGTAATGGTAACGCTGAGAGCAGAAAAAATATCGCAATCTGTTTCTGATATTGGAGAAAGACTTTCAAATATCCCTGGCAAGCTGAAATCCATAGTTACTGGAACCAATGCGGTTACAGCGGCTACCAATGCTGCCGCCACTGCGGAAGGAGCTGCCGCCGCCGGTGCTACTGCATGGCAGGTAGCCTTTGGATGGATTGGACTGGTTGCTACTGCTATTTCCGGCCTTGTTATGGCTATCTCTGGTGTGAACTCTGCGATTGAGGAAAGCAACAGACAAAGCAGAGAACGGGCGCAATCTTATCTTGCCGAATCGGATTCAATTTCCAAACTGAAAGCCAATTATGCAGAGATAGTAAACTTCACCGGAGACGCTTCTGAAAAGACTCAGCGCTTAACTGATTTCAAGAAAGAACTGATTACACAATATGGACTCGAAAAGGAGGCTGTAGAACAACTAACCGGAGCTAGAAAAGAAGAAATCGATTTTCTTGATAAAGAAGCTGCCGCTAATATAAAAAATGCTTATGTTGAAATTGCAGATCAATATGATTCGGCAGTTAAAAAGATGGAACAAGCATCCCAGGATGTTGATCTTGGAATTTCTGTTCCAACGGTTTCTCCTGGTGTTTATGCTATAAGCGAAAAGGATATAAATATTCTTGAGCAATACTTGAATGTAATCAAGGATGTCGATAACGCTGGGAATGTGACTGGTGTGTCTCTTCAATTTCCTACCAGTAATCTTGAAGAACAACGTGATATTTTGGCTGATATTATTGCATCTAATTCGTTAAATGGAACATTGTTAGATGCAATAAAAAACAAATACGATTCTATAAACAAAGAGATAGAGAAAAACAATGAATCGTATAGTCTTGGAGCTGAGATATTTGCTGAGAAATTTCTTATTGAAGAAAAAACTCTCGATCTGATTAAGCAGATCAATGAAGAGCAGGATCTTGAAACTCAACGAGAACTCTATGACCGTCTTACCGAAAGCGTAAAGGAACAGGTAGTTGGTCTGGAAGCGCAGGAAATTGTATTAAATTCTATTGCATCTATGTTCCCTCAATTTGCAAGTGATGCAGAGGAAGCAGGACGTGCAATGGAAGAATCTTTCTCTGGTAGTGCGGAACAACTTGAAATAATCGAGGAGAAAATATCCGCACTCAATGACGAGATTGATGGTTTCCAATCGTCTATTGACTCCCTTAATTCCATTATGCAAGACTACAACGAAACCGGATACCTCACTGTTGATAGCTTGCAGAGAATACTTGCCTTGGGGCCTGAGTACATTTCACTGCTGGACTTTACGGCGAATGGCGTTTCCGTGAACTCCCAGAAGTTGCAAGAGTTGGTTAACAATCAAGCCAACAATGTGCAACAGATGATTAAGCAAACTACCGTTGCGGGACTTCTGGAAATCGCTAACCGGTACTTGGCACAGACTACTGATACGGTAGGCGTTGCTTCTTCTAATGCGGCAGTATACTCGAATACCCTTGAGGGCGCATTGGCCGGAGTTGTTGATAAGGCAATGAAGGGCACTTTAGCCTTGGGTGATCTTACCGTTGCGCTTGCTGATTTTTACGGTGGCGCTATGTCGGCCAGCAGTTACAATTCCATGGTCAGTGAAATGTATGACTACCTTGGAAATGTGTCCAGCATAGCTAATAGACTTCCTAGTCTTGTATCTGGTACTCAGGCTTGGAGTGATGCAACTGCATCTGCTGCAAGCAATATGAGAGATGCAGCAAAGGCCGCTGCTGATGCTGAAAAAGAAATTCTAAATGCAAAGAAAAAATCCCTGCAAGATCAAAAAGAAGCTATCCGTGATCGTTATGACGCTGAAATCGAAGCCCTTCGTGAAGTCGGTGAAGAGCAAGATCGTAATTATGAAAGGGAGGAATACTATCGAAGAAGGCAAGAGATTCTTGATGACATCGAAAGAGCATCCGTAAGAAGCGGTGTTGAATATCGTGAACAAGAAGCAGAGGCTAGAAGAAATCTTGAGGATCTTGACCGTGAATGGGCCAAGAAACTTGAAGATTGGAGTATTGATGACAGGATCGAGGAACTTGAACGGCTTCGTGATGCGGAGATTGCGGCGATTGACGCTCAGATTGAAGCTATCGACGAGAAGATCTCTGAAATATCGGAAAAGGCTGAGGAAGCGACTTCGCAGACCAGCCAAAATATGCTGGGGTCTTATGCGAACAACTTTGTAGACCCAGCATACGATATAACTCTTTCGACGATGGAAGATCTCTTCACTAACGTCGCGCTCCTTGGCATTAACTCGTTCAAGAATATGCAGAATCCCATAGTGAACATCGCAAAGGCTGGTGCCAATGCTATTTATGAGGCATACAAGGTCAATGCCATTGATCGTTTGCAGAGCGAACTTATGAGCCTTAGTACACTGGGAATGAACACGATTCTTTCCGCGTATAATCAGGCTCAGAACGGTGGAATGAGAACCACGGTCAACAACAACACAAACCAAAACGCATATTTTTATACAAGTATGTATGGAAATTCTGTATCTCCTTTCCTGCAATCCATGTCAAATACTATTTTCAAGAAGCCTAGACCTTGAAAAGTCTTGGAATTTATGATATAGTATTCTTGTATAAAAAGTGCCTTAGTGCCGAGTAGTATTTTCTGCTCGGCACTTTTTTTTCAAATTCAAATAAAGGGGAAATGGTAAATGGAAAAAAACTTTGTATTTGACCTGATGATGAACCTGCTGTCTCAGATGAAGAATGATCCTTCCAGCGTAACAGAAGAGGATCGGAACAAGCTAGATTCCCTTTACAGAAGCCTTTGTCAGGCTACTAACGTTTCTGAACATTCCAAGTGGGCTGTTGAATGGGTTGTTGAAAAGTGGAACAGCATGAAGGAGAAAATGGATGGTGTTGCTCCTTACGAGGTGCTTACCACCGGACAGAATATCATTCTGGATAGCGGCGCTACTGCTATGCTGAAACTCATCATCGGTGATTCTTCCGCTACTGCTTTCAACAATGCCAACGCTAAGATCTATGTTGGTACTGATACCACCCCTGAGAACGCTTCTCAGACTGGTATTCTTGCGTCTGGCCCCAACTCTGCTTATGCGGCTATGGATTCGACTTATCCCATGGTTGATAACAGAACCGTAACTTTCAGAGCTACTTTCGGTGATGGTGCTGCCAACTTTGCTTGGAGAGAAGCCGCTGTTACCAACGGTACTGGCGTTGGTGCTGTCGCTATGAACAGAAAGGTCTTTGATATGGGAACCAAGAAGAACGGTACTTGGACTATGCAGATCACCATTTCTCTGCTGTCTGCGTAATTCATATTTGCGATAAGATAGGAGGGATATAATGGCTCGTATTCCGAATCAAAACCCTGGATCTAGCGAAGTACAAAGCCCACTTGTGGCTGGTATAGTAGAGGCTTTGAATAAAATTTCTGATGTTCTCTCGATGAACACTTCCACCATGGAAGATGTTAAACTCAATGTTGTAAATATTGAGGGTGAGACTGAGGGGAGAATCTTTGAAGCCCCGGAGGGGAAACGCCTTTGGCTTTCCTCTCCTACCCCCACGTTCAAAAAGAACGGTAGCCCTATCACACCGGAGAGCAATAACTTCACTGTTGACTTTGTAGGTGGATCTATTACCTTCGATGGTATGGATAAGCCTTCCAAGAGCGACAGCATTACTGTTTCGGCTACCTACATCTCCAATTCCAGCGAACTTCTCAGCGGGCTTTCTAGCGGCCTTGATGAAGCCAAGCAACTGTCCAAAAGATACAAGGGCGCTTACGATAGCCTTGAGAATCTTCAATCCGGACTTCCCACGGCTGAAAAGGGCGACTTTGCTCTGGTTATCGATGAGATGGCTTTTTATGCCTTTGATACGGCGTGGAAGAATACTCAATCCATTGAAGATTTGAGCAATTACTACAAAAAAACTGAAACTGACCAGTTCTTAAAGCAAAAGGAAGGAACTATTGCTCCTCATGGAACCGATCCTGGTGATGACCAGTATTATTGGGGTGGAAGAAAGACTTGGCAGTCGTTGCAGACTAATGTAATGGCTGTTCAGCTCGTGGGGCTTTCTCTTGATGATGATTCTGCTGTTGCAGATGGTGACAGCATCATCGTAGCCCTTGGAAAGATTGCCGCTACGATTGACAAAACTTCTGGTCAGTACTTTATTGAGGGCACAGGAGAGCCTACTACATCTACTAAGGGATCTGTCGGTCAGCGATATGTAAACACTTCCAATGGTGACGTGTACACCTGCAAGAGCGTTTCTGGATCTACTTACACCTGGGAAAAGGATGTAGGTAGACAGGAGTTTACAAATCTTTCTCAGTCTGTAGCCCAAAAGGCCAACAAGGCTTCCGGCGCAACAGACGGAAACTTTGCGGCTCTGGATGCAGATGGAAACCTTACCGACAGCGGCAAGAAGCCCGCCGACTTTGTGCCCGTTGTTCCCGGCAAGGGTCTGTCCACCAATGACTTCACGAATAAGTATAAGGCAGAAGTTGATAAAGTCAAAAACAAGGCAGATAAGTCTACCGCACCTACTGCTACTCTTACGGTGGAAGGTTGGACTGGTGATGCGTCTCCCTACAAGCAGACGGTATCTTTGGCTGGCATTACTGCAAGCACCAATTTCGTAATCGGATTGAGTGAAAGCGCCACAACGGAGGAACAAGACGCTTCCATGGAGTCTGTGCTTTTTGCGTCTGGGCAAGGGGACGGAACCGTGACCATCAATGCGAAGAATAAACCGTCTATTCCTTTGCCTGTAACGGCAATCATCATCGGATAAGGAGGCGATTTTGGATGGCGATTATCAGCAAATTCCCCGGCGGCGGTGGAGCGAAGCCCCAGGGAGACCTGCCACCCAACCATGCTAATATGACCATGACGACGGGAGCGGGCGCGGCTACCGTCACGATGAACGACATTCCGGAAGAATATTTGGACATCTGGGGACAAACGGTGGTGGTCTTCAAGTATGGCTCGATGCCGGAAGGCCCTTTGGACGGGGACACAGCGGTAACCATCCACACGGATGGCAGCCAGACGGTAACAGAATTGGGAGGGTGAAAAATGCCGGGGATTGACCAGAATACAATTTTGATGCTTCATTTTGACGATTCTGTAACAGATTCAAGCCAATACGAACACTCGATTACAGAGGACGGAGCGGGATTTACTCCGGATTCTAAATTTGGCATCGCTGCTGCGGGAAATTTTGGGGCCAGCAAACGATTTTCTCTTGTACGGAGCGACGATCTCCAGCTGGGAATAAGCAATTTCACGATTGATTTTTGGGTCAAATTTACCGTGGGGAATGTGGGGTACCAATGCCTGATTGACGGCAGAGCAACAAGAGATACCGTTGGGTGGGTAATTACGGTGGCTCCCGATAATACATTGCATGCCTATTTTGGAGGCGGTGCAAGCTGGGATGTAGATATGAATGCTGGCTCGATTGCTGGTCTTGTTGGAAGTTATTCACATATTGCAGTCGTTAGAGAGGGGAGCCAATTCTATTTTTTCATCGATGGAGTACAAAAGGCAACGGCTACAAGCGGAGTGGATATTAGCGACGCCGAGCAAAATATTTCAATCGGGTGCGGCGGATGGGTGACAGCCGGACTTACTTCTGCCCATTATCTTCACGGAAATATGGATGAACTTCGTATTTCCAATGTGGCACGATGGACGTCCGACTTCACGCCCCCAAGCGAACCGTATTCCCCGGAATATGACATCATTATCGAACGCCCCCGCACTGGCGGCATTGTGACGTATGCCCGGCAGTTTGTATACAATAAATTGGGGCAATTCTCCACAGTGTTGGCCGGGGCGATTGTGAGCGGGATGCCGGTGGCTGGCCAACCAGCTTCTGCGCTGCCGGTGGGCACCAAGATTGCCTTAACCGACCCCGCCAAACTTTCCCCAAACGAGGTGGGGTATATCGTCGTCCAACAAAACGAGGATACGGCTTATTTGACCACGGACGCCCATCAGGTGACGGGCACTTGGACAAACCGGGATACGACGGCCCAACAATTCATTACTGACATGACAGAAGCGGCAAAGGCTGTTTGCGCTCTGGTAAAAGGGGCCATGACGGCGACGCAAATTGGACATCATGGATACCAGGAGACGGGCGAGGTACTGGCATATTTCCAATCGGATGTGACAACAAAAAGAGTGTTCTGGAGCGATTGGTGGACAGATAGCCGTTCAACAACTAATACAAGCCATCAACCACTATACTGTAGATCAAGCGGATCAATAAGCGATACGTCAATTAGCAGTGCCAATACAACACACGCTTTGCGCCCTCTTTTGTCCATCCCTTCTTCCACCTTGGTTTCCTCACAACCGAACGCTGCGGGCGCTTACGAACTTGTATAAGGAGGTACCCCCATGACCTACAGTACAACCTTTGCACAGGTTTCCCTCGCCAATTCCTCCCCGGCTTGGCGACAGATTCTTGTGGTGAGCGATAAGAACCCTATCTCCTTCCCAACTCCCGGCTATATCGTCAAGGAGGAAACGGTGGACGGTATCGCCACAAAAACCACCTACTTCACGACCGGGAGCATCTTCCGGCACATCGAACAGGACGGGATACACTATTACTGGTTCATTGTGGAGAGGGTGGAAACCAACCAGAGCGCAGACCCGGAAGCCCTGCGGGAACAAATGGCAATCAACGATATTCTGACAGGAGGTGACGGAACCAATGGTCAAGACAGTGGAGGAAGCGAGAGCGTACCGGAAGCAATTTGAAACCCTGGCTGCTTATGCCCCGGCTGAACTGGCCGTGAAAACCCCAACGGCCTACCCCCAGTGGAGCGGGGAAGGCGTGGCCTATACCGACGGCAGCGGCGGGGAGCCCCAGAGCAAGGTACGCTATGAGGGGCAGCTGTACAAGTGCGTCACCGCCCACCAGAGCCAGGCCGCATGGACGCCCCAGGCGGTCCCGGCCCTGTGGGTTGCCATAGACGAGACCCATGCCGGAACCCTGGAGGATCCCATCCCCGCCGCCCGGGGAATGGAGTACTACAAGGACAAGTATTACCTGGACCCCAACGGCAAGACCTACCTGTGCATCCGGGACCGGGACGACGCGCCCGGCAGCGGCATCGTGCTCCAGTACCTGCCCTCGGAGCTGGTGGGGGTCTACTTTGAGGAGGTGGTCTCGTGACCGAGATGGAGGTTCTGGGCCTGATTGGGGCGGCGGCCACTTCCACCCTGGGCAACGGTCAAGGCCGCCGGGCATCGAAACCGCCTCTATCTGGGCGATAATCGACGAGGAACACGCTGGAACGCTGGAAGATCCCATTCCAGCTAAAAAGAACATGGAGTACTTTAAGGGTAAGTACTACTCCGAAGGCGACAAAATCTATCTTTGTACCAGAGACAGTGAAATGCCTCTGGCGTACCTACCGAGTGAACTTATTGGTCAATATTTTGAGGAGGTTGAAAACTAATTATGGATGCTATTGTGAATTACATTAAGCCTGAACTTCTGATTCTGGTTCCTGTCCTTTATTTTGTTGGGATGGGATTCAAGAACTCCAAGACTATTGCTGACAACAGAATTCCTATTCTTCTGGGAGTATGCGGAATTGTGCTTTCTTCTCTCTATGTCGTAGCGACTTCCGCTCTTGAAAATTGGCAGGCTGGATTCCTTGCGGCATTTACTGCTGCTACTCAGGGTATTCTCGCCGCCGGTTGTAGCGTTTACATCGACCAGATCATTAAGCAGAAGAACAAGCCAGAGTAAAAATAAAAATAAATCAAAAACCTACCGCATAAAGCGGAGGAAATAAAACTTTGCAGGAGGAAATCAACATGACTAAGGCAGAATGGGTTGAGCAGAAGAAGATCGAATACAAGAACGATCCCCTGCGTCACAGCTTCAAGGAGCTGGGCATTGAGGATCGCATCAAGTACGATGAAAGCCGCAAGGATGGACTGGCTTCTGGCTATTATATTGTAGCCGATGATGGCACCGTCTGCGACATCTCGGACGAGGCTATGGCCGTGGGCTACATTTATCTGTCCTCGGATTACGATGGCGACATCGAAAAGCGTCTGCGCAAGGGTGGAAGACTGGCTACTGGTGACAAGAGCTGGGTAAGCGAGGAAGTTTAATCCAAGTCTGAATAAGGCCCCCTGAAACATGGGGGCCACTTCCCCTATTTAATAGGAGGTGATATAATGGCATATAAGATGTTAGATATTAGCAAATGGCAAGGAACATTTGCTGCTGATATCGCCAAACAAAATGGGATTCATACCGTTATCGCAAGATGTGCTTATGCCAGCAAAACGGATGAAAAGTGGAAAGATTTTTCATCTTCTATCGTATCCGCTGGATTGAATCTTGGATGCTTTGGATTTCTGAACGCTCATTATCTAGTCGCCAATGGTGGAGACATTGAAATTTCCAGGACTCACATGAATAATCAGGTGAATCATTGGATTTCTCTGGCAAAACAATCCAAAGTCAATTCGTGGTTTGCTATCGATCAGGAATTGGAATCTGGTCAGGAAATGGGATTGAATAAATCCGATAACACCACGATTCTGATTGAAGCCTGTGATAAGGTTGAAAAAGCCGGTTTCTATCCGTGTGTATATTGTTCTGCCGCATGGGCGATGCAGTATATTGATCTTGAAAGATTTAAGTATCCTCTTTGGATTGCTTATTATTATAAGAATGGTACTGAACTGGACTTTTCCAATAGTTCTGCTTCCTTCCCAACCGGAACCTATGGACAGTTCCTAGCGTCTCTTGGAACTCAGCTTGCAGCTTGGCAATTTACCGCAGAGGGATATGGTAAACTGTATGGTGCGGGAAGTGATGATATAGATAAGGATTGGCTGTATCGTTTCCCTAAAGTTGAAGAACCAGAAGATCCTCCTGTAGAAAACGGAAGCATTGTAATAACTGGACTCAATGAATCTGATGCCATGATTATTAAGGGTCTGGCACTTAAATTTGGAGGAACAGTAACCGAATAATCGAGGGGTGAATAATATGGCTCAATATTTGTACTGGCCCTTTAAGAAACCTGTCCTGTCTGCATCCTGGCAACATCCTTACTACAGAAACTATTGGGGTTACGACCACTTTGGATTCGATTGTGGTTCGGATGAAGCTGGATATACCGTCCTTGCTCCTGCATCTGGTAAAGTACTGGACGCTGGCTGGGACAACAACCTTGGGAATTGTCTTGTCCTGCTTCTTCCTGATGTTCTTGACCACAATGGAAATTCCAGGGATCGTATTTGCCGAATGTTCCATCTCAAATCGTTTCATGTTCGGAAAGGACAAACCTTTAACGTTGGAGATAAACTAGCAGAATACGGTAACACTGGACGTGGGAATTGGGGAGTTCATTTGCACATTGAGTTTGACAACGATTTGAATTATCCTTATCATGCTCCTGGTGTGTCTGGCTCCAATATGATTAAGAAGGGTACTACTTCTACTGTAGATCCTGCAACACTTTTTGTTCTCAAGAAAGGACAAAAGGTTCGTGGATGTGCCGCCCGTGATGGTCGGTATTGGTGGAGAAGTTCCGATCTAAACTCTCCTGTTGTCGGTGAAAATAAGCCTAAAGTATGTCCTACTTGTGGGAGGGAACTCTGATGGATGATAACAGCAAATCCAATAACTTTTCCAGCATCGGCAGCTTGCAGACCAGCCTTCTTCACATGATGGCTGAGAATCAGCAACTTAAAAGCACATTGCGGTCTATCGTAAATGAGCTGAAAAGAATTGTCGAAAGCAATGACTCTATGTAAATAATCATAAATGGCGTAGGTTCCCCCTACGCCATTTTTTGAAGGGGTGACATATAATTGGCTTCTTATAATGAACTCAAAGTGTACAATAAAGGATCTGAAACCGACGGAATGTTCTATAATTCCTCTGCGTTTCTAATCATTGTAAACGTCAGAGAAACGGTTAAATTCCTCGAAAGTGATCCTGCTATTGTAGCTAGTATCTTTGCGCTTGAAAAGAATAAGGTCGTAGATGAACTCGTTTTTCATGCACTCGCTGGTATCAACGAACCCATGATGATGACAGAAGAGCCTTACATCTATGCCTTTATGAAGGTTTTGGAAGAGGCTAACCTTTTTGATAAGATTTCTGAACTTCTTGTCTATAATTATCTTGCTGACAATGTGAAGTTAATCGATGAGATTACAGACGTACAGGCTCTTATTAAGGCTACTGAAAAGTTGAAGGCATCGGATAAAATCGACATTGATGTTCTTATCAGAGTCTTGCAAGAGGTCGGATTTGAGGAACTTCTTGATCTGGCCGTTTCTGTTAAAACTTTTGATTCGTTCTATTTGATCGATTCTCTGCCCAGAAAGGCAATCAGCGACTTCTTGATCGGAAAGTCTGACGATCTTGACTTAGCCTATGACTGGATTCTTCCATTTGAAATGAAGGTGGATTGGAGAAGTAGTTCTATCCAGGTTATGCCCCAAAGCGAAAGTGAATACATTGATATTCCCGGAGTTGATGGCAGCGTTGTTAGAAATACTCTCTATAAGAATAGGTTGTTCACTATTGTAGCTTACAGCAATGATGGACTTACTCCGCTTCAAAAGGAAGAACTCAAGGCTGATATTGCCAGAATCCTTGATAGCACAAAAGAGAAGAGCAGAAAGTTCACCATGCAAGCGGCTGATATTTCCTTCGATGCCAAGTATACCGGTACTGCTTCTATCACGGAAGGGCCTAGCTTTGTTAAGGCTACTATTCCCTTTGAAACAAGCCCATACGGCTATCCTCTGTTTGACAATGAAGTGTTTGGATCTGGTCTGCTTATCAATAATGGAGACGATGATTCCGGTTTCGTAAATGTGATTTCTGGTGGATGCGAGAATCCTTCTTTCTCTATTGGAACTATCACATACAAATGGAATGGCACTGTTCCGATTGGAAGTAAACTCTATATCGATCACAATGGTTTCAGTTGTTATCTGGAAGATAACCTTGGAAACAGAACTAACTCTCTGGCGCAACTCACCGGTGAGTTCCAGGTTATTCCCGCTCAAACCAGCGTCGCAATTACTGCTCTTGAAAATACGGAAGCGTATTTGTATACTGTTCTTAAAGAAAAACTTGTATGGAAGAAGTGATTTGATTGGAAGAAAGAAAAATCAGAGTCTACGACAAAAACGATCAGCTTTTGGCCGTGTTTTCCAACAACACTCCGGCCCATATCGGTGAAGAAGAAAAGGAACTGATGATTTCTCCTACTGTGGATATTGAATCTAACGGTTCCAGTACATTGTCGTTCCAGATGTTTGTTTCTAGCCGGAAATGGCAACAAATCAAACACCCGGAAAACCTCTACAAATTGGATAACGGAAGAGTGTATACTGCACTCAATGAAAAGAGCGTGACGCAGCAAGGCCCCATTGTAAATGTCACTCTTGTTGAGCTGTGGTATCTTCTGTCTCAAAAGTACGTTCAAGTTCATAATGTGGATACGAAACTTGAGGCCATCGACGATCATACTGTTAAGATCCTTCCAAAAACCGATCCCAAATTCAAACTGACTGTAAATGGAACCGCTTATGATGATAGCGAGGTGGTAGACAGCAGAGGGGTTCAGATGCCACGTGGATCTGCCGGATACGCCCTCTGGGGACTCCTTAAAGGAACCGACTGGAAACTTGGAGTATGTGATGTTCTCCCGGATAATTTCAGCGCAAAGGATGACTACGGCACATTCAACGTAGAATCCGATATGAAGAGCGTCCTGGAAAACATCCAATTTGTTCAAGAGCTGTATGGTGGAATCCTTGATTGGGACAGTGGAAATAAGATCCTTCACCTGAGAGACGAAAGAAAAGAAGGAACTGATTTCAACACATGGAAAGGCTTCTCCATCAGAAAGGGCAAAAACCTCAGTGAATATCCTACTGTAGAATGGGACTACAATATCACCACTCGGCTTTATCCTCTCGGAAACGGCAACCTCAACATCAAACGTGTAAATGATGACAAGGGTTATGTCGAGAATTTCTCTTATACAGATAAAGTGTATGAGGGTTATATTCAGAACAGTAATATCTATGACACCAATGATGAGGGCGGTCAAAAAACGCTTAAATTCTGGGCAGAACAGAAACTTGAAAAACTGTGCCGTCCCAGAAAAAGCATATCGTATAACATCGAAGATATGCGTGGTACTGAACAGTATCGCCATGAGACATTCGATATTAACGATATTGTAAAGGCATACTATGAGGATAGAGAAGATGGTGGAGAGGTATTTGAATACCTTCGTATCCATCATCTCAGTTACAACTATTTCTTCCCCGGAAGCGATAGCGTTATTGAGGTCGGAGATAAGGTAGCAAACGAGGTTGAACTTTTCTATCAGATCTATAAGGATAATCAAAATGGATTACATCCAGATAACAACGGTAATATCCCTGGCGATATTATTGAGGTTGTAATCCCAGATGAATACTTGGATGAAATGATAGAAGCTGGTCTGTACAACGGTGGATTCACTAATCTTTCCTATATCACACAGCTTCATGCAGAACACTTTACCCAGAATACTGCTGCCATTGCAGACTTGCGTGTATATGCTGACGATACGTTTGCAACCATTACATCGTTTACTGATTTCCAGCAAAAAACTGAGGATGGATTCAAGGAGTCCTATACTCGCATAGATCAAGTTTCTACTGCTCTTAGCGCTCAAATCGAATTGGAAGCTGCGCACCATGAGCAAAGTTTGAAGTACACTCAAGACAGTGTAGCCGGTCTGAAACTGTATGTGGACGGTGAGTTTTCTCAGGCCACACTAGCCGCAGCCTATCGTTATACAGATAATGAAGTCGGGGATGTATCTGATGCTCTGGCTGAATTTGAGTCTTATGCGGATCGTCATTTTGCTTCCGTATCTATGCTTGCGAAGTATACCACTGAAAGCGAAGTCGACGATATGATTAGATCCAGTGAGGCCAGCATCAAGGCTTATGCTGATAAAAACTTTGCCAGCGTATCTATTGAAGCAGAGGTGCGTGGATACAGTTCTCATATCAATACAACTAGCAATTATATTTCTCTTTATAGTGGTTCCTCTGGCATCGAGATTACAAGCAACAGAGTTAATCTATACGGAGGAGCATTATGGTTAAAAGGAAGACAGGCAACTTGGACTAGGTTTTCCTCGCTATCTGATAGTGATTATGTTTTAGCAAATTAAAAAGAGGGGCTTTTGCCCCTCTTTTATTTTTCAAACAATCTTTTAATATCCTCAGGAGACATCCACAAATCCTTGTTTATGGGATACCGGCACTTTTCATCGTTGAACCAATCTAGCTTTACCGGAATCTCTGGAATCTTGTCCTCAATATCCATTTCAAGGACTTCCCGAAATTCCGCAAAAAATTCCTTATACTTTTCTTTCGGTACGGAATAATTTCCATCCTCATTCTCCTTACCGTACTTCTGCACCAGCTTGACTCTTTCGCTTTCAAGGAATCTGATGTGCCCCAAAACTTTGTTGCACCAGTTGTATACCTTGAGATTAGCAGAAGGGCTTTCAAATGCGGTAGCCAGAAGTTTGTGTACAATCTTCTCGCTAGGAAGTTCTTTATATTTCATTTATACGCATCCCCTCATAAGTTCTGCATATTTGGATATAATATCCCAGCGGTCTAAGTATTTGTCGTATTTCTTTGATTCCATACCCACACTGAATTGAGTCTTTCCAGATAAAATTGAAGATGGTACTATATACACTTTCTCAACTTTTTCATCGTTTATACAATAGAATACAAACACATCACAAGTCTGCAATCCCTTTTCAAGATTAAAAGTATACATAGACCATGTTCCTGCATTATACTTTCTGCTGGCCTTTACATCAACTTTAACACCTTCATCAACCAATACATCGTATGGGTATCTTACATCACACAACTCGGAAGATAGACCGCAAAATTTCAGCACATCATCTACAAACATCTCCTCATATTTGTATCCGAATTTGCTTTTGCATTGTTTTTCTTCCATTCCAATTTTATTCGCCCAATACCTTGTTCCTCCATTCCTTCTAATTGCGTTTGAAAGCTGATAGTTTCCGAAAAAATGATACATCTCCGTATGTGTTGGAAATGTTTCTTGCTTGGTGGATTCTATCATCTCCATCAAGTTTTTTTCAATTCGTTCTTCGTTCCATGCCAAACCCTTTTTCATTGAATCACTCCATTCTGTTTTTTCTTTATTATAACACACTTAAAACAGAATGTAAAGACCTATGTTTTAGAATGGCAAGTCCGCATCCCCGCCAACAATAGGCGCAAACTCCATTCCGTCAGAAGGAGGCTCAACCTCAACACTAGTTCCTCCCATTCGGATCGGAGATCCACCGTCTACAGGCAGGAACCCGTCATCTTCATCAGATCTATCCTTGTTTTTCGGAAGGAAAACAATCTTATCTACGTTCATCTTCCAGTCAGGAATGTCGTAACCCTTTTCATTCTTCTGCCACGGATTGTTCTCCCACCGTCCGCAGAAAATGGCGCTATCTCCTTTTCTGAGGTTCTTGTAGATCACACTGGCGGTCTTTCCCCAAGCGATACAAGAGATAAAATCAGTTCTCTTGTACTCTCCCCATCCTTCCTGGTTCGCAATCTTGAATGTGCAAAGCTGCTTTCCTTTTCCGGTTTCCTTGATCTCAGGATCTTTTACGATGTTCCCCAGGTATCCAACAACAAAAGGCATTATTCATTCACCTCTTCTTTGACCTCTTCCTTTTCGTTCTTCTGATCTTCGGACTTTTCTTCCGGGTGCATTTCGAGGTACTTTTGGTATCTAACGCTTACCTCATTGATGAGTTCATCCAGGATTCTATTTCTCTCCTTGGCGTTCTTGCCCTTCAAAGCAATGATAGGATTGCAGTACTTTTCCATAATCTCTTTGTAGGTCCAAAGATTTCCGTCGATAAAAGACTTCGCAATCTGTTGAGCCATAATATGAGAGAGCTTTTCGTTTACTTCGGCAGAAACAATCTCTTGCTTCTGCTTGTTGTCCAGCTTGTCGAACTTTCTTCTTTGCTGCCTGTTCAGTCTCTTAAAAAAACTCAACTTCAACACTCCTTAAATTACAAACTCAATTCCTGGGAATTCCTTCTGCATCCGATCTAATATTATATTATATATATTACCTTGATTATTTGTTAAATGCAATAGTTTTATATATTTAATATTAGACAAGTCCTGCTTTTTCAGAAAATCCACGCAACGGCCCAGAGAAAGATGGCTTCTTACTCTGCGTTTTTCAACGAAAGTATTGATGCAGTCAAGTTCGTCAGAATAGTCCTCCACATCAACGTAATTGCACTCAATGAAGATGTAATCCAATGGCGGGAACCGGCTCTCAATGAAAGATGCGTCAGTAATCCAAACTGCCTTTTCTTTCGTATACAAACTATAGATTAAGTATCCATAATTTTCACAGTCGGTTCCGTCCGTATTTGTGTGCGCTACGTCGAATGGTTTAATCAGGAATGTACCAATCCTAAACTGTTCTCCTGATTTCACAACTTGCATCGACCTTTTAGAGCCTGAAATTTGAGCTGTGTTGAGAGTTTTGTCTGATGCGAATATCTTTACTCCAAACCTCTGAAAATCCCTTATATGAGAAATATGATCCATGTGAGTGTGCGATATTATTGCACCAGAAGCCTGACTGAGTTTGTAACCGCAACCTGCATTTACTTTCTCGTATTTTATTCCAACGTCAATTACAAAAATAGTTTTTCCATCTGAAATTACAGATGAATTACCTTGGCTTCCTGTTTTACTGAATAACACTTCCATACTATTTCATACTATCTGCTTTATTCATTTTCATCTTTCGGAGGCTCCGGCAGCGGCATCCAGTGGGTAACTTGTCCGTATATATCTTCAAACAAAAAGCATCCGACTGAATCAACCCAAGATATTTCTATCCTTCTTCTATGTCTTTCTTTATCTTGAAAAATGCATAAAACGTCTCGTCTTTCTTCTGGAAACTTATCTTTAACACTAATCCAGTCCATATTTTTTATCCCATTCCTTCCACTCTCTTAGTTCTTTTTCTGGCAACTCCGGCAATTCGCACCAATACTTTACTCTGTCATCATCGACCAATACCTCGTCTCCATCTTCCGTAAGTACAAACCATTCTTCCCTTAAAACTTTTACTCGATCATATTTACCCGAAAAGTTTTTCATCAAAACGGTATCGATATATCGCTTCCATACTCCTATCGAATAAAAATATTCGGAATACACCGCTACATATTGACCTGATTCGGGGAGGCGATCTTTAACGCTGATCCAGTCGTTAGGCGGGGTGAGGGTGGGCTGGCGCTCAACCCATTCTCGCATCATTTTTGATACATCGGATAATAACACTGCGCTGTGGTCGGCCTCAAATCCTACAGGCTTCAACTCGTTTAACATAGCGTTGGCATCAATTGGTCGTACTGCCATCTTTCAGCGCCTCCTTTGGCTCAAATTTGCACGGCTCCATAGCGTTGAACTTGCTGCAACCAGATTCTTTCCAAAACAGATTGTTCCACTTGCAGTTCTCGCATTTTTTATCACTATCAGTTCTCGGTGTCATACTTGGCTTAAACACAACTACCATTGACGGAAATGGAGCACTATTCTTACTGTTCCCGAATTTCAAACGTCCCCGCACAAAGCGAATTTCTGCATGGCCGTAGATGTAGTCATGAAACCATTTTGTGTCCGTCCTGGCTGGCAAGAGCATGACAATATAGTTATTCCTGCTCCGGTTCTCGTTGTACGCTTTTTGTACCCATTTCTTTATTTCCCGCCCATACGGGGGATTGCACCACACTACGCCGTCCCATGACTTGGATAATCCATCATCGTCCGGAGAATAATATCTCTCGCATTTCCTGTTTTCCGGAATAGCACAAGCATCTAGATTGAACCCAAATTCATTGTTTAATTCGTCGAAAAACTCTTGCGGCGTTTCCCATAAATCAGTCTTGCTTGAAAACATGACTTGCGTATTCATTTTCTGCTTAATATATCCTCCAATCTCTTCATCACCATGTCCACGGCCTCGTCTGTCATTGGAGCACCACATTCGGGACAAAATTTGCTCTCCAAGCCCACAACCACCCTTGTACAACGTGAGCACATGCAAGTTGGAACGTCTTTGCTACTTTCTCTTGTGTCTCTCCACTCGCCCCGCCACACCTGTTCCACCCGCTCCCGGCGGATTGATTTCTTGGTCATACGAACCTCCTATTCAATTGTCGCAATAGATTCCACAAAGCAGTTATAGTATGTATATCGCTTCCCTTCAAAATCAAAAAGCACATATCCTCCATCGTTTCCTTCTATATCGATTTGTCCAGAGTACTGTGCAATAACATCTCCATTAGCTGTATACACTGTCACTGTTCTTTGTAGCCCATTTCCCAAATTACTCTTCTCGTCCACTATTGCTCTTTGTCCGCTGGCTGTATTTCCGTAGAACCAAAGCATAACCATGAGCAAGAGCACTGTTGAAATAATTCCAGATGCCAATCCCAATACTTTACCTGACACTGTTTCGCATACAACAAGAGCAAATATACCAGCTCCAACGAAACAAAGTGCGAAAAATACAAAAAAAGTCCATCCGCCAATCGTCATTATTCTTCCACCTCCACAAATTCCCCGTTTTTCAGGGTATAATAGGTGTCCGCCTTGATCCTTTCTCCGTCCACCTGGACAAACTGCCCGCCTGTTACATTTCCGTCGGAATCATACTCGGCCAAGCAAAGCCAACATCCCAACGCGCCTTTTGCCGCGCCATTGCTTCCAAGAGCGCAGGCAATGGAGTTTTCCCCTTTTACAGCAGCGTGGGCACCGTCCCCGGTGGTGGCTGCGTGGGCACCGTCCCCGGTAGTGGCTGCGTGGGCCCAGTACCCGGTGGTGGCTGCGTGGGCCCTGT